AGGAGTCCTCCAACACCTGAGCCTGTACCTGCTGGGCCTCCTGCTAGTACATTGTTTATAGTGCTAGTAGGTGCCATAGAAGGTAAACTACCTACATTAATACTTATAGGATTAGAGTATCCTCCTGAAGAAACAGGAGCCGCTATTGCTCCCGGCGTATAGCCAGAACCCATTACAGCTTGAGGATCGTCTAGAAACCCCATGTTTATACCATTAGACATTTTTCTATTCTCTCTAAACTATTACTGTTGTTACTATTGTGGCTGCACTTGTCACTACAACAGCAACAACAAGCCAAGCAAGTTTTTCCCAACGCAGAGCATGGGCTTGAGTAGCCTTCTTTAGTTCCCTAAGTTCAACTACTGCTTCTGCCCAACGCTCACCACATTCTTTCTCATGTTGAGCTATGCGATCTAAAGCCTGTATAGCTAAATCCTGCTGAGTCACTTGCTTTTGCTCCATCATTTATCAGCCTTCTTTATGCGCTTGGATCAACCCACTGCGGATTAAGTGTCCATGTTGAGTTATCATAAATATACTTGCACCCTGCCCAATCGCTTGGAGGGGTAACATTTTCAACCATAGTAGCATTACTTGCGTTCAAATCTCCAATAATAAAATCTGGAGTAGTGTCTGAGATAAAAGAGCAGTTAATAGAATCTGAATTTATAGTTATGGGGTCTTCGTCCTCAAAAATATATAAAGACCAATTATTTTCATTTTTAATTAGTGTTTTCATGTTTTATCCTTTTATGATTAATTTAGTTGCGGATACTGCCGTGCCAGCAAATACGGACGGAGAGCCTGCTGAAGTTGATAGAGTGCCGTCTGCTTGTATATAATAACTTTGACCAGCGGTTAGGCCAGACTGTGCATCGTCTACTGAACCTACAAGCTGGATAGTAGCGGTAGCAGAATTTGCATAAGCTCCGTTTGATATCCCAATGTAATTTTCTGTGGTAAGGTTTGATGAAGAGGATTGTGTAATTGTAAACCTACGGCCTGCACCTTCATTAGCTCCTCCAGTTGCTTGTTGGTAAGCTATTACATTTATATTGACGTTTGAGTCATGTGCAAGTGCAATATGGTTAGTGGAATCAACATTATTAAAAACAATTAAACTCCCAAAGCTAATACTTGTGCCAGATACTTCACCTACAATTACAGTACCATAATCGTTGTTTGAACCGTCTTTGAAACCTATTATAATTTTACCTGTCGTTGAGTCAAATATAGGTGCGTTATATTGCGCGTGTTGACGGAAAGTAACTGCTGTACCAAAACTAATAGCTGTACCAGAGACTGTGCCTATAATTGCTTTTCCGTTAGAACTATCAGAAGTATTCCTGTATGCAATTACAACTTTATTTGCGTTTGAATCAAATGTAATTCCAATATTATCTGTTGAAGACTGTTGAAAAATAACTGGAGTACCAAAACTGATAGATGTTCCAGATACTGTGCCTACAACTGCTTTTCCATAATTATTACCGTCTCTAAATGCAATTACAGTTTTGTTTAAGTTTGAGTCAAATGTAGATTTTGTAAACGCAACGTATGCACTATTGAACACAACTGGAGTACCAAAACTAATACTTGTGCCTGAAACTGTGCCTACAACTGAAGTACCATAATTTGAGTTTCCAGCGTCTACATAAGAAATAACTACTTTATTTGAGTTTGAGTCAAATGTAATTGAAGCGTTATTAACATTAGAGGCAAAAGCAACGGCAGTGCCGAAACTAATATTATTTCCTGACACTGTGCCTACAATTGCTTTTCCACCACTAACACGATAAGAAATAACGATTTTATTTGAGTTTGAGTCAAATGCGGCTTCTGTGTACTCTGTGGCACTTGATTCAAAAACAACCGCAGTACCCCAACTAATAGTACTACTAGATACTGTACCTGCTCTTACAGTTCCGTAATTAGAGTTGTTTTGATCCCTGTATGCAACTACAATTGTGTTTGAGTTTGAGTCAAAAACAACGGAAGTGTATTCAACTAATGAACCGCCGTCAAAAGTACTTTCAGTACTAACAGTCCCGCTGTTAGCATACGTTGCTGATTCTGCAACTGGACTTACAGTACCGTCTGCGTTTATAATAACTTTGCTGCCGTCACTAAGTGTTCCACTTGCAACAGCTTCTAAAGTTGATCCAGCAACACTGCCCCAAGATAAATTTCCAGAGCCATCTGTTTTTAGAAGCTGGTCAGCATCACCATCATTATTTGGTAGGGTTAGAGTATAAGAAGCATTAGCACTATGAGGTGGGCCTTTAATCGTAATTCCATGACTGTTTTGTTCACAGTTAAGTACAAACTGACCAGCACCTCTAGTTGCGTTACCTTTAAATACCACTTTACCTGATCCATTTGGATCTAGTTCAATAGCCCCGTTGCTTGTAGTAACAATGTCGTGACTAGATACATCTAAGTTTCCACCAAGCGTTAAGCTGCTTGGCGTTGTCAAAGCACCTGATAGTTTTGCAGAAGTAACACTACCATCACTAGGGACACTAATAGTAGCTTGAACAGTTTCCCATGCTACGCCACTTCCTGTCGAAGTTAACACTTGTCCGTCTGATCCTTGAGCACCAGAAACGGTTAGGTTAGCGGTATTTGTAGTACCAGAAGTAGTTATCCCAGCAAATGTAGGACTGTTTGTTGTAGCAACGCCCTGATTTAATGCTTTGACTGAAGCAATACTGGTTAACTCTGAGTCCATTAAAGCACCAGCAGCGGTAACATTAGCTGCATCAGTTACGTCTGCATTAACTTCGATACCGTCCAACTTAGAGCCGTCTGTGGCTACGTCACGCCCGTCTAAGAGGCCGTTAGTAGTAAGGTTTCCTGATATTACTGGGGCAGTTAGAGTCTTGTTAGTAAGCGTCTGTGAGCCTGTAAGAGTAGCTACAGTACTGTCAATGGATAGAGTAACACCAGTACCAGAGGCAGTAGAGGTAACACCAGTGCCACCTAAGATACCTAGAACCTCAGAGTTTAAGTCAATGTCAATACTAGAGGAACCATCAGTTACATCAAGATCCTGTGCAGTTACATTAGAGTCTACATAAGCTTTAACGGATTGTTGTGTAGGCACAAGTACAGCACTGTTAGAAGACATATTGTCTTCATCTACCCATCCTGTAATAGCAATAGCACCATCTGACAACGTATTAAATACAGATGTACCTGTAAGTTCAGCATTGTTTGCATTGGCTTTAGTTGCTGATGCAGTAGCAATGTTATTAAACTCTGTATCAATTTCCGCGCCTTTAACAATCTTAGCGGCGTTACCTGAAGGTAATGAGTCCTTTGCTGCAAAGTTTGTAGTCTTAGTATAATTACTCATTAAATTAGTCTACCTATAATAGCTTCTGTGTTTAGTTCTTGGATTGAAAATGATTTACCATCTATAGTAGCATCTATACCAATAGTAACTACTTTACCTGAGCCTGTTGTTTTTAACTTCTGAATACCTACGATGATACCAGAACTATATTCTGATGTTGCTGCGTTGTACTCAGATACGCCGTACTCTGAGATAACTGAAGTATCTACTACAAATAGTTGCTTGTTGTAGCTCTCTGTATAATCATAACCCCAGTTAGCAATTACTGAACTACCAGAACCACCTATAATTGTTAAGTTAATTTCCTTTAGCAGCTTAACCCTAGATGGGTCATCAAATGCCAATGGCTGTGTGTAATACTTCATAGTGTATGCACCAGAAGTGTCTGTATATCCTTCGTACTGCGCTATGCCATCTTTTACACCTAAGTATAAAGTTCCATCACTTGCTGCTCTAGAAGCACATAGAATGCCAGTAAGAATCCATGTAGTTACACGGTTACTTCCGTCCTCTAGTTTACCTCGCATATCAAAAGCATAAACAAGGTTATTAGTAGGAAAGATTAACAAGTACAAAGCATTTTCTGCACTATAGACAGCTTTAATGTCACCTGTCTCAATTGATTCATTAACTACTACTTCATCTCTGACATTTTTAGATACACTGCCTATAGGATTAGACTTCTCTTGTATTAATCTGCCTAAGCTCATTACACCTGTGTGTGATAAGAACACTAGATCTGACCCTGTAGACTGCACACTGTCTCTAGCAATGCAGCCTATGTTTGTTATGCTATCCTGTAACGCCATACTAGCAGGAGCAGAAGCACCTGAGTACAGTAGGATGCTACGCTTACCAAAGATAACTAAGAAGTCATTGAACTCAGCTAGAGCAGTTACTTCATCGTATCCTGTAGGCCAGACAGTAGTTAAGTCTAAGGAACCTGATGAGCCACCATGCCAGTCATCTGCGTCAAGTAAGTCAGACCAATAAACAGTATAATTATTATTGACAACATCCGCTGCCCATAGTCTACCAAAGGAAGCTAAGACTTCATTACCTGCTGGTGCTGCGTGTCCACTGTCAGCTACTGCTGTAAGAGTAGTGCTACCTGCAACACTTACTAAAGCTGCATGTCCAGTTTGGAAGAAGTAGATGTCATTGTTAAAGCTGACTATCTTCCAGTTGTTTGCTGTAATAGAGTAACCACCCGGAAGCGTAACTGCTGATAGGGTAGTAGTACCTGTAAATATATTATTGTTACCCGTAGAGAATACAATTAGAGTACCATCTCTTTTGGTGTACTCAAAGATCTGCTCTATGCCGTCACTAGACCCTAGAGGCGTAGCACTTGAAGTAACTACCTTTACACCTTTCCTAGCACCTATGCGTCCAAAGCTGTCAATAACTACATTTTCCGCTATAGAAGCAAAGGAAGCATCTTGACCTACTGGAGCATCTTGAGTATTAAGACCTTTAAATCCCGGAGCGCCTATGTATATGTTTTGTCTTTGCTGAGCCATTATGGAACCGTGTAAATAAATTCTTCAGGGTTCTTGTAAGCATCTAATGCAATAGCATCAGACAAATGCTTATCTGCAATCAAGAAGTAATCCTGTGCTGTAGTACCGCCTGTCTCACCACGTTCTCTAGCTAACAAAGCTACGGCGTTGTGGACAATAGCATTCTTAGGTAACACTGTAGTATCTGCATCTCCAGATAACTCAGCTTCCCTAGCAATCAAATCAAAACGTAAACTAAATACACCTGATGGTTTAGGGTACACTCTTACTTTAGTATCACTATTACTGTCAATACCACTAAAGGTATATGAGTCAGGACTACCAGTTACTTCACCAGATATGTAATAAGCATTGTTAAACCAGTTAGGTGTTTGATAGTGCATAAAAAAGTTTGATGTGTCGTTAATGACACTATATATTTTAACACGTTCTCCAGCATTTGTCAAGCTATATTCTGTAGTATCTGCTACCGTAGGAACTACAACAGTTGTCCGTAGTGCAGACCAATCATGTGAGTCTTCTACTATCTGTTTAGCATCATTAACAAAGTCACCTGCCATTTTACTGTAGGTGTTTTGTGTCACATTAGACACTTCATCTTCTCGTAGCCTACGTAGTACCTCGTTGACTATGCTCAAATATGTGGTGCTCATACAAACCCTCTAAATAAATTTAAGGAGACAGGAGCTTGATAACCTTGTGCTGGCGTTAAGCGTTCTATTAACTCAGGTGCTTCGTATGTTTTTCTAAACTTATAGTCTTCAAAGTCTCTAGGTGTAAAGCCTGTCCCTACGCCTCCACCAGCACCTCCTCCCATACCAGCTAGTAAGCCTATGCCTAGCCCTGCACCTAAGCCAGCCCCTGCACCTTGGCCTCTACCTTCTCCATATCTGGCTTCGCCAAGAGCTTCACCTGCTGCTGCAGCTTCTTCATACCTAGCTTCCCCTGCCGCTATAGCAGTCTCTAGTGCAGCCTGACCAGCTTTAACAGCTTCATCTACAGCAGTTTTACCAGCAGCTACAGCTTCATCTACTTTAGTATCTCCAGCTTCTATAGCATCATTTAAAGTTTTTTGAGACTGTTCAATTTCTTGCCTTAGCATCCCTTCGTACTTAGTTATAGAGTCAACAAGCTGTTGGTTGCCCTGCTGCACAGCAGCTTCTTTAGCTTCTTGAGCCTCGCTTAGTTTGCCTTGTAGACTTTCTACAGTCCCTTTAAGACCAGTAACTGCTTCACTCAAACCATCAATGTCTGTCTGTAGTGCCTCCGTTACATCACGCTGCTCTGCTAAGTCTGCTTTTGTAGACTCAAGAGTTTCTGTAAGTTGGTTAGAAGTTTCTGTTGCTGTTTTTCTGTACTCAGCAGCTTCCTGCTCTATTCTAGTTCTTTCTTGCTCTGCTTTAGCTAATGCTTGTTGAGACTCTTGCTCTACTCTAGTTCTTTCTTGCTCTGCTTTAGCTAATGCTTGTTGAGACTCTTGCTCTACTCTAGTTCTTTCTTGCTCTGCTTTAGATCTAGCTTCAGCTTCTTTAGCAGCGTTAGCCTTAGCTTCTGTTTCCCTAGCTTTAGCTTCTGAAGCCTGACGTTCAGCTTCTTGTCTAGCTTCTGTTTCCCTAGCAGCAATTGCTCTATCAGCCGCCGCTTGTTCCTCTACTCTAGCTCTTGCAGCCTCTGATTCAGCAGCTTGGGCTTGAGCTTGGCTTGCAGAAGTACGATCTTGTGCAGCCTTTTCTAAAGCAGCCTGTCTATCTTGCTCTGCTTTATCAGATTGCTGTCTTGCTGCTTCTGCTTCTTGCTCTGCTTTTTCTCTGGCAGCTACTGCTTGTTCAGCTTTAGCAGTTTCTTGCTGTTGAGCAGCCTGAGCTTTTTCTACTTCTTGTTCTGCTTGCTGTCTAGTTGCTACCTCTTGAGCAGCCTTAGCTTCTGCTTCAGCGGCTCTAGCTTTAGCTTGAGCAGTTTCTTGCTCTGCTCTAGTTCTAGCAGCTTCTGCTTCAGCCTTAGCTGCTTCAGCTTGATCAGCTTCTGTACGGCTTTGTGCAGCTTTTTCTAAAGCAGCCTGTCTAGCTTGTTCTGCTTCCCTAGCTCTAGCTCCTGCTTCCGCAGAATTAGCTTTGGCTTCCGCAGCTTTAACCTCTGATTCAACAGCGGTAGCCTTAGCTTCAGCAGTTTCCTGCTCCGCTTTAGTTCTTGCAGCTTCTGCCTGAGCTTTATCTGACTCAGCTTGACTAGCCGCTGTACGGTCTTGTGCAGCTTTTTCTAAAGCAGCCTGCCTTGCTTGTTCTGCTTGTTCAGCTTTAGCTTTAGCATCTTGAGCTTCTTGCTGTGCTGTAGCTAAATTCTCTTGAGCTTCCGTTAATCCTCTTTGACCTTCAGTAAACCCTTCTTCTCTAGCTGCGGTAATATCTTCTTCACCGAATGGTGTAGTGTCTACAGGTTCTGGTGTAGGCTCTACAGGAGTAGGCGTAGGCTCTACAGGAGCTACAGGCTCTGGAGTAGGCTCTACAGGAGCTACAGGCTCTGGAGTAGGCTCTACAGGAGCTACAGGCTCTGGAGTAGGCTCTGTAGGCTCTACAGTGTCTGTAAATGGGTCTGTAGGCTCTATAGTGTCTGTAAATATATCTACAGGCTCTACAGGCTCAGGTGCTGGTTCTACAGGAGCAGGAGCTACAGGCTCTACAGGAGCAGGCTCTGGAGTAGGCTCTACAGGAGCTACAGGCTCTACAGGTGCAGGAGCAACAGGAGCAGGCTCTACAGGCTGTGGTGCTGGAGCAGGAGCTTGTGGAGGCTGAACCTTCCCAAATATTTCTTTCCCTCCCGGACTTTCGCCCGAAATCTCTAGCGAGGGCGGTCTTACTGGCCCACCCATGTATTCGTTAATTATAGGTGAAGCACCCGGAATTGGTTCTAGTCTTACTGGCCCCCCAGTCATTAAGACTCCGGGATCTGGTGCAGGCTGTGGTGCTGATGCAGGCTGTGGTGCTGGTGCAGGCTGTGGTGCTGGTGCAGGCTGTTGTCCTCCAGCTAATCCACTAAAGTCCCCTGTAAGTACAGCGTTAGTTACACTTCCACTTGAAAGCAAACCCCCGGCTGCTCCACCACCTCCACCACCTTGAGAAGGCGTAGGTAAACGTATAGGCTCTGGTGGCCTAACTACTGGAGGAGCTATATCTAAAGTAGGCGAAATAAAACTATAGTCTAGTGGAGAAATAACGTTTGGTAACTCAAGCTCAGGAGGTGTTAAGTCTACTTGAGGCTCTGTAAGTTCAGGCTCCAGCACCATCTGTGAAATATCATATGTAGGCGGAGGAGGAATAGGAGGCAAATCTTCTACAGTTCTTCCTGTAAAGAAACTGTCTCCTTCAGGGGCACCAAAACTTACATCAGGCATTCCCGGGGGACTAAAGTATTGTAAATTGCTTTCAATACTATCTACCTGACCTAACGGCCTTATGGGAGTTAGGTTAACAGGAGAAGTTACAGGCGGTATGTAATCTGATAGAGAAACTCCTTCTAGTCCAGCAGGGACACCAGAACCTAACGGCAGTCCTAAAAGTGCATACTCTAAAAGGTCAGAATAAGGTTGGAAGCCTTCTAAAAAATCTTCAGTTGTAATGTTAGGTATCTCAGGTACTTCAATACCTGCTACTTGTTCACTAAAAGCTCTACCTGCTTCTGTTTCAGGTATAGGGGCACCTATTAACTCTAAAGCCTTTAAACTTGTAGGGTCAGCACTAATGTCTATTACTGTATCAGCAGCAACTGGTTCTTCAACAACTGGTGCTGCATTAGCTAACAAATCCCTGCCAAGAGATGTTCCAGCAGAAAGTAAACCTGCTGTCAGTGGGTCGCCGCCAGTTAGCTCTGCAATACCTGCTGCTGTAAGCCCTTCAACACCGGCAGTCCCAAGAGTACCTAAGTCTAATCCTTCTATAACAGGTGCTGCAATACTGCCTAAGCCACCTGTAATTGCTGCTGTTAAAGGATCTCCGCCTGTAACTGCGGAAGTTAAGGCGCTTGTAAGAGCAGGCTGTAACACTGCTGGTGCACCTGAAGTTAAGGTTCCTGCTAGTGGCCCCAGTGCAGCCGACAGTATTAAAGAAGGTGCTATCTGAGCAAGAGACTCTACAATAGTAGGGTCTTTTACTTCTAATGTTCTAATCTCACCATAAGTAAACGGATCATAAAGATATGTAGATCCATCTTTAGTTTGTCTTATAGGGCTTACATCGTACTTAGCATACAAAGACTGTAGCATAGGGTCACGCTTGTAAGACTCTATCAAAGCATCTTCATAGCTTAAACCTTCTACTGCCTGTAAATATGGCAGTTGCTCAGACAGTATAGGCTCAACAAGAGAATGAAACTCCGCTAAACGGTCTTTAGATGTGTTTGTATGCGCCTGAAGATTACCGCCAAATTTATTTAAGTTTTGTTCAGAAGGTGTTATTTCATACCCATAGTAATTACTAAGGGTAGAAGCAATATCAGATGTATTCTGTAAATCAGCAATGCTTGCATAAGCAGAAACAGCAGTGTCTTGTGTTATAGGAGCTTTAAAGTTTTTTAAGTAATCAGGAGCATTTACTTGAGAAAAATATGTATTCTTGTCTACTTGTATTTTATCAGAAGGTGCGTATCCGCCTCCTACGCCGCCTTCACCACCTATAATATCATATCCTGAAAAAAGACCAGCAGAAGAACCTAACGTATCTTTAAAAATATCGTCATAGTAGCCGCCTACCAAATCAACATCGTTTATGTCAAAGTAATCAGCACCTGATGATAAAGAATCTTTGTAGCCTGTAACTGCCCTCTGTAAATCAGAGTACGGGTTGACTGCACTAGGAGTAGGAGCAACACGAGCTACAGGAGTAACAGGTGCTACAGGAGCAGCCGTAAAGTTACCTAACACAGGAGATACAGGAGTAACAGGCGCTACAGGAGCAGCCGTAAAGTTACCTAACTTAGATAAGTCAATTTTAGATAAGTCAATAGGTATGTTACTAAAATTAATGTTCACTATTTACCCCAGTGAGACAAAGTTTTGATGCCAAAGCTGGCAGCAATAGCGCCACCTAAAAATGCTTTGTAGTAGTCAGGCATAGTAGACAATACGGCAAACCCTTCTTGCACATAGGGAACCATATCAGGGATGAAGGCTCCAATTAAAGGCAAACTCAAAATAACTGCAAACCACTCATCCTTCCAAGAGGACTGTGATGCAGCGGCTTGTTGAGTTTCCCAGTCTGCGTCAGCATTAATCTTACGCATCTTGGACTCATGGACAGCTTGCTTCTCAGCAGCTTTATTTTTAAGGAAAGTACCAGCTAAGTTAGCTACAGGGCCAATCAACGCTTGCCACATGTTACACTCCTTAAAGATAAAGCTAAGGGGCCACCGTAGCAGCCCCCAGCTAAATGATTGTTACTTAGGAACAACCAAGGTCAAACCTGACTCAGGACGAAGTACGTT